AAAGGATAACCAAGTCTAATGTAGTCTATTTTGCTACGTAATTCTCGAAGTATTTGCATTCCTTCTCAACTATGCAGGGTTTATCAGCTTTCTCTGTGTTTAAAGTTTGAAAAACTGGTACCCATCCATTTCTTTTCAGGTATTCTTTGTCGATGTATAAACTACAACCTAGACAATTGCCTAAATTCCAATTAGCACACTCAAGTTGTGCTTCTCTTAGTTTTGTCATCTTTCTTTTCTTTCTCATATCCACTGTTATTTGCCATCGAGTAAGCAGGCCCATGATCAGGATGTATTTCCTTATTATGTTCGTCTGCTGTTGTTGGTTCGAATTCTCTGCGTTCTTTCTCCTCCATTAGCCGTAACATATATGCAGCTAAATATACAGATAAATCCAGTGATTCTTCAACAGCTTCATAAAAATTATCCCTTGTTATGTCATCCTTTGGCATTATTGGGATATTTTGATGATACTCTTTAGCACCTACATCTAATCTTTTTTTGATAAGATCGATGACTAGGTCATTATTTTGTTCTAGGTCTTTTATATCTCCTGATTTTTTATGCTTATCTATTTTGTTTTGCATTTCATCTATTCTAAGGGCCATTTGTTTCATGGCAAAATCAGCTTCAAGCAAAGCTTGTTCAAGATATACTAGTTTGTTTTTTAGTATTTGTTTGTTATTCATTTATGATAGTTTCTAATGATTTTAGTGGTCTTAGTTTATTCTTTGGTATGTAATGATTGATTATTCCATATCCAAAATCTCTTGTTGGGGCTTTTAAGATTTCTTTTTTATATTCCCAGCCTAATAGCTCTACTGTATCTGTATCATCTATGTATTTAGCTAATACATAAATATCTGAGACAACTTTGCCTTTTTCAACAATGAGATTAAATGCATTTCTTGCGGTTTTTACATCAATAATTCCAATCTTCGTTTCAAAGTCCTTACCATTATCGCCAGAAGGTCTTAATATTTTATCTATTTTAAACCCAAACTCTTTTGCGAATTGAGATTCACCTTTTAAGCCTACATATTCGTAATTTTTACTCAATGGTCTACTCGACTTATGGTATTTATGCAGAGTTTCCCGATCGTTTGCTATTTGTTGTAATGTTTTATTCATTACAATTCTCAGATAACTTTGGGTCTGTATGATAATATTCTTCTATCCCAGTCTCTGAACCAACTTCTGTAGCTACATACATTTCTTTAGTTACAGGTATCCTTTTTTGGCTAATATCTTTAGATTTCATTGAATCTTCGATATCTCTGATAAGATCACTTACCTTATTTAAAGCGTCGGTGTTATCACTATTTATATAGAGCTCTCCTCTATAATTATTTAAAGCTGTCATAATAATTTCAGCTTGTTCACGATTTAAGTTCATTCTAATCCTCCAACCTTTATTGCAATAATATTATCAGCACTAGTAATTATATGATAATCATGCTTTATTTCTTCAACCTCCTGTGAATTTGGAGATCGATATCTTTGATAAGATTGTAATTTTATATACTTCTTATCAACATAATCATTATCCTCAATAATTTCTGGTTCACTCCATATATCAATCCATTCTCCATCTGCAAGTTTTACAGCATGGATATGTGATTCATCATGCCCTTTTTGTTTTATTCCAAATAATTTAGCATTCATTAGTATCTTCCTCCTTTGGCTAATTTTCTTAGCACATATTCTTTTGTTTCGTCTTTTAAATGTTCTACCCATTCCATAAGATATTTAAATTCATCTTCATCTAATGGGCCTTTCCTGGTGTTACATGATTTACAAATTAGCTGCAAGTTATCAATGACAGAGTCTCCATCTTTAGCCAATGGAATAATATGATCACATACCATATTTTTTAATGTCATTTTTTTATCACAGTATTTACATCCATCACCATAACTATTATAAAACATTTCACGAAGCTCATCCATCTCAATATCGAATAAAACTTGTGAATCTTCGGATCGTTTTTTAAGGGAGGATTTGAGACTTTGCATTTTTCTCTGGAGCTTTTTATAAGCAATCTTCCAATAAGTACGATGATGAGGTTCTAATACCTCTCGAAATGTTTCTTTATCATATTTCATAATTATAAGGGCTCAGCGTTTTTTGCATTACTTTGCTTGTTAAAAGGCTTATGATACATCGCTGGGCGTGTAAGAGGTCTTTGTCCTCCCCCTTTCAATCAACTGAGCCCTGATAATTTATTATTAAAAGTTCGTATCATACAAGTATTTAAACTTTATGTACGTTTTACTCTTTTAACTTTTCTTATGTTTATGCCTTGTGGCATATCGCTTTCAGCGTTAAATGCTGATATTGCAGCCTTTCTCGCCTTTACTTTATCCAATTTCTCAACAATCTCTACTTTTTTGAAATCATCAGATATAGTATGTGGATCAACGTCGACTGGGCCAAATGTTTCATAAAGCTTATACCTTGCAGTATTAGTCTCGTATACTCCATCTTCGTTCCCAATTTCCATTATAACAGCTGGTAACAATTGCTTGTTAAAGAAGTCCTGTGTCTTTTTAAGTCCTCTTCGTCGTGACTTTAATCTGTCAATTTCATCTTTCAATGCTTCAACCTCTGCGTCAAGTAAGTATTCTTTTTTGTTAAGTTCAAGCATGAAGTGATCGACATTTTGTATTTTAGTCTTGATTTCCCTATGTAGTGCTGTTCTCGCCTCTTCGAGGCTCTTGTGTTGTTCCATGTCAATGTCAGTGGCTTGCTCTATGTGCTCGAGTTGTTGATTTATATCAATGAGCTCGCAAACCAGTTCTCTTGTTGTTGCCATCATTCCTCCAAAATTGTGAAGTTCTTATTCATTATTTTACTATGTATAACTTCAGGTTTCTTTTTTTTCAGTCTAAATGAAGGTGTCCATTCAAGCTCAATATCGAAGAGGTCACCATCACTATTCTTATATAGTGATACTTTTTTTCCTGCATCTTCAGCTGAGCCTGTGATACCAAGCACTTTTCTTGATGCATTTTCTATTGCTCCACTTCCTTTAGCTGCATATAAATCCATTATTTGATTTCTCGAATAGTCTCTTGACACTTGAGATATCTGTATAATGATAATATCTTCATTTACAGCTATATTAGATAGAGAGTGACTTATGTAATTAAGTTTTTCATACTCTCCTCTTTTATTGAATGGTACATCTACAAGGTCAATATAGTCTATTACAACACATTTAGGTTGTAGTTGCTTTATCTTTTCTTGTATTTGCGGTATAGTGGGACTAATAGATTGCATTATGATGTGACTTAACTCTTGTTTGTGGTATTTATAAAGACTTTTATAATTTTTCATTACTGTATCTTTATTAGCTCCAGAAACAATTTGTAAGTTTCTTCTATGCATCACATATCCTGATAGTTCTAATGATAAGAACAATGTTGGAATTTGTTTTTCTTTTATTATTTGATCGTGGTCAGCATTATAACCCAGTACAATATTTTGAGCTAATGCTGTTTTGTTTGCACCAGTTGATCCAAAGATAGTTACTAATTCTCCAGGATATACTGTTGCATCTTTGTCGTATACTCCTAAAGACTTAGCTAAATCAATTGTTCTTCCAGAGAAATCAGTTTCTAATCTTTCTGCTAACTCTGATTGTAATTGTTCACTATTCTTTACATCTATCAAATAATCTTTTCTTTTGTAGTAGATACAATTTGGTTGACAATGATTATGCATTAACACATCTTTGCAACCATATTTATATCCACCACGATAGGTGTCTTCTACCTTTTTAAGTACTACATCACTTCTCAATTGTCTATTATTCCACTCTAATAACGCAGCTTTAGCAGCTACACTAGGTATACCATGTCTAAAGAAATGAGATGCTATTCGCATCATAGTATTATTTCTTGATCCCTCTTCAGGGCCAAGTTTATACATCTTTTGAATACAGGGTACAATGTTTCGTGGCTCTACACTAGATTCCATAACTCTTATCTTAGGAACTTTGGTGATTATTTTATTTTCTAATTCACCATCTCCCCAAATAGGTTCAGTCTCAATTATAATTCGTTTACTTGCTTCAGAATGTATCTCTTTAGCTGTAGATTCATTTATTTGATTGTGCGTTAATGGAATTTTATATAGATTAGATTTTTGATTTAAGGTATTTGGGCATCTATATATTGATGTTCTATTATATACTGCTAAATCTATATCACTGAATAAATTATTCATAGTTTCTTTAACAATAAATGGTAAATCAGTAGTTCCTTCTGGGAAATTAAAGACTTCTCCACTTATTATTATATGATATCCAGTTCCACTGAAATAGATATTGTAGGAGCGTTTGTGAACGTCTAGCTCTTCTAATTCAAATAATATACCTTTTGTTTTGTTAAGTGTATAATCATCAGAATTATCGCCTCTATCTATATCGATTAAAATATCTCTAATATATCGCTTACCTAAGAAATCTTTGAATGTTTTCCTTAGCTTATGATATTCTTTTCCTTCTTCATCATATAGATATAAACTTTTATAGACAGCATATTTATCACCATGCTCTAATATAACATCAATTATTTGTTCTTGCGGAATAAGGAGCCCCCTGTTTTGAGGGCTCCCTATCGCTACTTCGTGATAAAGTTCCACCTAGAACTTGTTTACAGAGCTACCAGCAGTGGTACTGGTCATGTCTCCGTTATTAACAGGTACTTGGGTGTTATCGTGCTCAACAATGAATTTATTGGCTTTCATGTAAGTGACATAACTATCAAGATCATTTCGACCTTGATCATTATTCTTTACAATTTTGGGACATACTTGAGTGTATGCTTTACCAGCTTTTTCATTCCACTTCTTATAAGTAAATATGTAATACTTATGTTCAGTGTCTGATTGAGAAACACCATAGTTGGCTTTTGTAAAGTTATGATTTAATAAACCTGCAATATCTTTTACAAGCTTATCATTTTCATCAACCCATAAACCATCGGTGTTTACTCCGCCATCCCAACCAATTGCATCAGTGAAGTACAAGATTCTTTTGAGTAGACTACTCTGACCAGTTAAAGTATTATCACTTTCTCTGTCAAATGTGCCTAATAGGCTATATTTCCAGGGATATTGTGAGTTTTCATTTCTAAAGTAAATCTCTAGAAACATATCCATATTTGGATATTCAGCTGATCTGTCCACTATATCGGTAAGTGTAACTGCTTGAAAACCAAGAAAGTTAACTCCTCCAGATGTAGGTGACTCTTGTTTATAAGAACCTCTGTACGGCATTTATTACTCCTATTCTTCTTTGTATTTTAGGATTTCATTCATTACGCTATTGTAATCAAATTCAAGAACTTTCTGGGCTAGAGGTCTCAGCCTACTGCCTACAGTTCTTTCGTCGTATGCTTTAAAAGAAAGATAGAATTTACCATCTTCTTTATTAGCCATAGCGTACCCTATCACGTCTGCACTTGCAGTTAAAGCATAAGCTAAACCTCTTGGTAGCTCGGGCCCTAACTGACTCTTTCCATCAGTTATGACAGTACTCTTTGCATGTGAAACAATCACTAAATTCCTACTTAATGATTTACACAATACTTGGAATTTTTTAACAATATCAAGATTCTTCTTTCTGGCTTGTGCCCAGTCAGCACCCCATGAAGAACCTTCTCCCATTGCTGCTTGTCCTCTTTCATCACATACTTCAGCTTCAATCCATCTATTTATGTGATCAATAGTATCAATAACAATAGTATCGTAAGGTAATTTTTTTAAATTATCCTTTAACCAATAGTATACTTCTACCATAGAATATACTTCTATTGATTCTCCAACAGTTTCACCTGTTCTATTATAATATCCACGCTCTTCATTGGGCACTATTTCTGTAATAGGCTTACCCTTTTCTATAGCTTGTTTATTATCAATCATTTTTGGCCTTGTAGGTGTGTTTAAAGATGTAACTGTAACTGTATTAGCTCCATCTACAAAGTCTGCACCTAAATCTGTATCTATTAATAGGCATCCCTCGGCTCCCTTGGGACTCCATTTACTGGCTTGAGTAGTTTTACCCGTTTTGGGTTGACCGATAAAATACCAGGTCAACCCATTGGGTAATTTAGTCCAGTCAGTGGATACTTTTCTAACTTGAATATCCATAACTATCCTTATCTTGTTTTTACAATGAGATTGTCAGTTCGCATTTCTAAAGGCATTAAACCTATCCAAATATAAGCATAATATGGTCTCTCAGCAATAACATTAAAGATTTGGTCTACTCCAAATCCTCCAACAATTGATGCTGTAAAGATAGTATGCTTCATTGTACAGGGCTCTTGACTTATCTGATGAGAAGGAAGCCACGTATCTAAATAATTGTCATTTTCTTTTGTAGCAACAATTATTTCCATAGCCATAGCTCCCATTCTTAAATCAATAAAGAATTTCCTGTTACTCTGCTCTAACCACAGATTATATGCAACAAGTCTACTCTCCATATTATCAAGACAAGTAACCATCTTAGGCATTGTAGGACTTTTTTCATCATAATATTCATCATAGAACTTTACTTCGTCTGGATTTATTGCATACATTTTAGAAACATTTTCTGCTACTTCAGCTTTAGGTTTACCTAATGCTCCTTGAGGATACATTGTAGTACTCAAGTTATGTTCTTCTAATATATCATGATCCCATCCTGTTATCTTTTTGAATCCCATTATCGAAAGTAAAGGTACCAGCTGTGAGCCGATACCTCCCAATCCCAATATACCAATATGGTTTAACTTAGCTTGAGGTATTAAATCCTTATTTCTTAAGAATCTATTAGTAGCCATAATTACCTCCATAATTATATCCAAAATTATCTGTTTCTAAATTCCAATTCATTAAAATTGATATTTGAGTAGAAGACAATTTCACTAATTCTAGCTGTCTTTCACATTCAATGTCACTCATTTCAGCTGCATCCCATTTATTAAGAATGAATTCTGTCTTTTTTTTCTGAGTTGCAGAAAGTTTAGACAATAATTCGTCTCTTTTTTTAAAGAAAGCTACTGGACTATTACTCAAAGTATCAATAGGAACAGATTTCTCTGGAGTTTTATTCCATTCATTCTTTACACCATTTAATAAACTTGTCTGTTGTCCGTAAATTGGAACAGGTTTATTCTTTTCGATAAGATCAGCTTCAGATACCCATTCATTAAGAGGTTTGAGTCCAGGTATCAATATATTAATATCTGATTCATCCGCCTCAAAACAATGTCGTACTTTATACTGATCCTTATAACCAAACCCAAAAGCATACAAAGCTTTGCCAGCAGAAGCAACCACCAGACTGCCGTAGAAACCTTCTTCTGGTGCCATATCTTGGATTGTATTTGTGTCTGTTGTAGACAAAAATGCTCCCATAGTATTATGACTATGGATTAATCCTATATAGGCTTTCTTTAAGCTTGGCATTAAAGCATAGGTTTCTTTCAGAATTGTAGCTAAATCCTTAGCTTCCCACTCAGTAGCAGCGTGACTGCCTAGGTTTAAAGGGTGGAAATGAACGATTTTCCATTCATTAGGAAAACCATCTTTATCTGTTTTTACTCTATACCATGCAGGGCCAGACCACTCTAAGTTCTTAAATCTATTTAAAAGATAAGTGTACTTGTTGTGTATCTTTGTTGGTATGTTCAGTTTTATGTCCATATTTCTTTAGACTCCTTATTATTTTATCGTATTCATTGATTAACGTCTCTGTTTCTGCAGTCACTGACTGCCTTTTTATAACTTCATATGTATTGATTAAAGATTCTACACTATTAATCTTGCCAAATTTATTCATAATACTAAGTGTATTATGAAATTCATCGTCTACACGATAATATGACATGCGTCTCCAAAATAAACCTGTATCCATTAGATAATCATCTTGATTCTCTCTATTATCTATCGAATACCTAAAATATGAAGATATCTTATTTTCAATACATTTATAGATAAATTCTTTATTTAAAGATTTACCATAAAAAGCTATAAGCATTCTTTTTATTCTCTTACATCTAGAGTTATAAAGATGATTTAGATAATACTTTTTCTTATATTCTTCAGTATTAAGTGTATTCTGCATTGCATCTTCTGTATCTATTGAAGTTTCAGTTACTCTATGCTTATATAATCCAGTATTAGTCATTTTATCATAGAATAATTGCTTTCTTGTCTGTAAAGGAGCTAAATATGTACAATATATATCTATTGCATAATCAGCATCATTTAACAAACTCTTTATCATTTCATTACTATTTATCCAATGATAAAAATCGTTAAGTACTGTAGATAATGCAAGCAAAATAGATTTATTTACACCATGTCCTTCTATCTCTGACAGTCTTTGATCAACACCAGACATTATTTCTCTTGTTGTAAAATAAGTCATAGTACCATCTTCGCTTGCATTTGGAATAACAAACATAGTATTAGCACTGACCCATGGTAAGATAGAAAACTCAGATTGAGAATATTTTCTTCTATTATCCTTTCTTTTATTAACCTCCGTTGTATGTGCTTGAAAATATAAATATTGTTTATTATCAAACTCTTTCTTTATCTTTTCAGATAAATGAGGCTTAATATGATCTATTCTTTTAAATATTTCTGCTAAACAATAAATATCATTAGGAACTGATCCAGTATTTATTTTACATAGATTATTTTTTATGAAATTTCTAAATTCATCAAATTTATCTATTGATTTTTTATAAGTAACAGATTGTATTACAGATGACAAGAATTCTTTAGTAATATTCTCTGATCCTTCTAATCCATTGGTTACTTTATCTATTATTACACAACGATTTAAATTCCAAAATGGTGAACGAGAGTTCCAAGTATTTAAGAACGAATGCAATGTCTTTAAATACATAATTGGGTTGCCCTCGGATTTCCATTTACTAAGGTCTCTATCATATCCACCTAAACAAGGCTCTGATCCAGAAATATGTGGATGCCAAGCAGGTGTCTCTGCACAAAACTCAAAATGATTAGACCATTTATCATTGTACATAGAATTATATAATTTAACATTCCTATTTTTTTCTATACGTGCGTATATTCTGTCAAGATAATGAACTTTTCTACCTCTTAATCTTGGTATACCCATATTAAACACGAGAGCAATATCATCTTTGCCCCATACATCATGAACATATCCATCTATAGCGACTAATCCAAATACTTCATCTGGATTTAATGTCATATTTTTAAGAATTTTCCAATATTCATTATCCATATTCTCCACTCTAAAAACTTTCATAAAAGTTCTTTTTAATCTACTATCGAAAGATTTAACCTTTGATTTAAAAGGTAATCCAGATATAGATGTGATCTCTCCCATTTTAATTGGGAAGGTTTTTTCAATATTATTAATCATGACAACTCCTCATATTGTTTGATTTACTTGGTTTAGTTAAAGTAGGAAAAGCTGGTAAGCTTTGATCTTTCTGGGATATTGACCATTAAATAGTAACAACACTATTCACTTCTCCTATCTCGGGCATGCAGACGGTAGTCTACTTACCTGATGCTACTTTGCTCTTTTGAAAAGAGACAAAATTCCCATCAGCAAGTGTGTGAGTGGCATTAGCCTCACTACTTTCTACATGTATTTGAACTCCCTGAAGAGAAAGATCAAGCTGTGTAGCAAGATCGGCAGGAGTACTGCCTTCCATTTCTCTGGGCATTCCACCATTGTGGAATGATACGACTGTTACATTAGCCATATTATCCTCCGTACGGTTAGGCGTTAAACAGATTTATTTTTTTTAGGTCTTCCACGCTTTTTAGCTACTGGCATCTGTCTTGACCAGTAGTAAACTTGACCCTTAACTTTGTATAACTGATTCCGTAGTTTTTTTAATGGAAAATAATAAAATACTCCTGTAATTATTACACCTCCAAAAAATCCTACAAAAAGCATTAAACACTCAAATAAACTCATTCGTTTATCTCCTTTTCTTTACTTTTTTCATTGCTTTATCGTGTAATATTAAAGTTTTTTCTATCTCTTTATTTACACCTTTACAATAATTGCTGCCAGTTTTAGTTATACTCTTTGCTAACTTTAGAAGATTAACTAAGTGACCGACGGTTTTTGTTTGTAATATACTTGTATCAAGCATATCTTACTCCTTCTCCCTTTCCCTTAAGGGTGCTTCTATCGATTTTATCAATTTCATTATTCGTTCTTTAATTTTTGATTCATCTAACCCTGGTAACGATTTAATTAACTTACCATTATGATAAAAATTCCAGAATCTTGAATTACCTAATTTGTCGATATAATTATAACGAGATTTATTCCCATCTATACTAACTACAACAGTATATTTATTATTTATTGTACAAAGATACCTAGCAGTTACCAGTTTTATATTAATTGACATACTCATGGTTTTTTTACTCCTCTCTTTCTTTTTGCCAAAGATAGTCTTCGGGTTCTACATTAGTTATATTTTCTTTTATATAAGTCAGGCATTTATCATAATCATTAAATTCGATTACCTTATTATCATCATCAAGTAAATACTCTAACCCATTAATACTAATTCCATTAATGGGTCTACCAATTACATATATCATCACTCCACCTCGCTTTCTTCAAATAAATCTGAAGTTTTTACTGCTATTTCTATCCAATTCATAGAAGTTGTTATATTATCCCATTCTTCATCGTACTCTGAACCGTTAATACAATTTTCTCTATAACAATTTAATATTTCCCAAATATGTTTTAATGATTCTGTAGTGTCAAACCATGTGGGTGGTTTTATTTTATTTGCCATCACTCCACCTTTCTTTCTTCAAATAAACAAGAATACAGTGTGAGAGTTTCTAAAACTCTGCATTGCCTTTGTCAGTGACTGTATCCTATGTCATGTTAATGCGAAGAAGTGGTACCAACCTTTAGCCTATTACTTTTATTATTAGTATCAAGCTCTCCTTCGCAACATTAAATTACCTCATTCATCGTTTTATTTTGTATATGAGTGAGTTTTTCAATAGTATCAACACACCATTTATCTTTTATTTTATACTTAGCATCAATATTTATAAGGCTTTGTTTAAACTGTATTAAGTCGACCTGCATTGTTCGCATGTCTGCCCTTAAAGTTTTATTTTCATTTTGTAAGCCTTTTATATCATGAGCAGTGTACTTTATTGTTGATACTGGTTTATTTGTTAAACCCCATTGATTTCTCATCTTTCTTTGTAATTCTTCGATATCATATGCATTGTCATAATGCTTATTTATTATCCACAAACTAAAGAATACAAGAACTGTTAATAATACAATATCTACTATCATATCTGTCTCCTTCTGTTATTTTTAATAATTACATAGCCATATTTCTGTGCTACATAATTAATGTGTTGTGATGTTGTCTTAGAATACCAACCATTAGGCTTTATTACCTTTTCTCTATGGTCTATGTCTGCGACATGTGTATTATAGGAATAGATTTTAGTCCCATGAACAAATTCATCATGGATTCTAAGATTCATCTTGTATTTATCTAATGTAACCATTTTATCCTCCCTTGAATAAATGAATTAGGTATTGATTGTACTGTCAGACCAACCAATTTATGTAGTTTTCATATACAGTTCCTACACCTAAATTTTGTCCAAGTACCATCAAACTTGTTTAAGTAAGACCTGTCGTAACATCACTCTGTTTACAACACCATTTAATAAGGCTGTGGCATATTATGCATTATATGCTCCATTTATCTCTCCATGCACCCATATTAAATAGATACTCTTTTGACAGTACAAGGACAATTT